AACGGCAGCCGAGCAGATAGCTTGGTGGGCCTACAGTCAACCGAAGACACGCTGGCTAGTGTCAGCACCAACTGCGATGGACGTGCGTGGAACGTGCTTTGAAGGTGACTCAGGCTTATTGACGATCATGCCAGCCGAGATGATCGCAGAGTATAACAAGTCGCTGCTTGAGATTAAGCTGACTAACGGATCATTGATCAAGGGTATCTCAGCATCAGAACCTGATCGCTTCCGAGGTGGACAATATCACGGCGCGTGGTTAGACGAGTTAGCAGCATGGGATTACTTACAAGACGCCTGGGACATGATCATGTTATCAGTGCGGCTAGGACAGCAGACAAGGATCATAGCGTCAACAACGCCACGACCTAAAGACTTAGTAGTAGATTTAGTAGGACGAGCGCAGGATGGCTCAGGTGAAGTTGTAATGACTACCGCGTCAACATACGCGAACATTGCTAACTTAGCACCAAGCTTCCAGCAACAGATCCTACAGTACGAAGGAACGAAGCTAGGCCGACAAGAGATCTATGCTGAGCTGATCGATCCAGAAGAAGGCGGCATAGTTAAACGTAACATGTTTAAGCTCTGGCCACATGGTAAAGCGTTTCCTAAGTTCGAGTACATCATACAAAGCTATGATTGTGCTTACACTGAGAAGACGATCAACGATCCGACAGCTTGCTTAGTGTTTGGATTGTTTAAGCCAATGGACGGACCGATGTCAGTGATGTTGATAGACGCGTGGCAGGATCATATGCAATACCCTGACTTGCGCAAGAAGGTAAGAGAGGAATACGAGGTAAGCTATGGAGCTGACAGTGAGAATGACACAGGCGAATTTGTCAAGGGTAAGCGCGTTGATCTCATACTTGTCGAAGACAAGGCAGCTGGAATCAGTCTCGTACAAGATATGCAAAGGGCGCATCTACCAGTGCGAGCTTACAACCCAGGGAAAGCGGATAAGGTGCAAAGACTATCGATTGTTGCAAACATTATTGCACATGGCCGCGTCTGGATCCCAGAGTCCAACAACAACAAGGGATACGTTAGGGATTGGGCAGAAGGCTTCGTGTCTCAGATATGTGCGTTCCCTGAAGCAACGCATGATGACTATGTGGATGCGTGTACGCAAGCACTAAGATACTTTAGAGACGCTGGCCTATTAAGTATAGATCCAGCACCGAGTGAAGACGATTACTATGCTGACGAAGAACCACAAGCACGTGTGAATCCTTATGCGATATAGAAGAAGAATACACGAACACACACGTAAGGTTAGAAGCTTAAGAAGTAGACGTGGCACAGTTAGATACTGGTATAAGGATTGTCAAGAGTGGCAAATATAAAGTCACCGTGCAAGAGCGTATGCCAACTTATACCTGGCACAGAAACATGTAAGGCATGTAAGCGAACAGTAGAAGAGATAACAAACTGGTATGACTACACACCAGCACAACGCAAAGCTGTAGTAAAACGCATCAAGGATCTAAATGGGCGTAACAAATAAACTATTGCAAGAGATTACAGAAGCAGCAGCTAAAGGGCTTGAGCGTAAAGCAGTTGAAGTTGCAGCGCGTGATCCTGTATTACCTCCTCCATTACCGCGTGCCAAACCATACACAGACGAACAGTTACGCTCGTTTGCTGAACGCATGGCACCACAAGTCAATGGTGAATTCGTGCGTCTTGATCCTACTACATCAAAAAACCCTGCTGACTTATCTTACAAAGTGTGGAAGAGACAACAAGAATTGCAACACACTATCGTGCCAACACGCGAAGTACAATCTACCGTACCATACGATCCAGCTAAGTGGGAAGGCCACGTGCTTTCTTCTATCGTAGGCGATCCTACCATCGGCGATAAAGAGATCATCGACATTAATGGCAAGAAGCTTGTTGTTCCATCTAAACAAGAAGCAGGATCACTATACGGATTAGGCGAGCCAAAAGATGCTTGGGCATCAACAAAGAACGCCGCTAAAACTATCCAGGGCAGGATTATAGATACGAGCAACATATATAACGCTCCAGTGTTAGGCGTATACACTAAAGGCGGATCAGGATCTTATTCGTATGCGCATCACATTAACGATGCATTGCTTAAAAACATATACAGCAACCTTGATCAGATGACGCCTAAACAAATTCAAGCATTCAATACACTCATACGTAATCACACACCAGAGTTTGCTGGCATTGAAAATCTTGAAGCATCGCTTAATCAATTCAAAACAAATCCTGAGTTGCGCAAAAAGTTTTACGCGGAAGCTATCAAGCCAACTAACTCAGCAACAATGAACATACCTAACGGATCAGATGTAGTACACGCCGCACTTGAACCTGATTTACGTTACTTAGAGTCAGGCGCTACAGGCCACTCCATTATGCAGCTAGATCCAAGTCAAACTACATTGCAGCCAGCAACGCATACAACTTACACAAATAGAATACCAAGACTTGAAAATACGCCAGTGATGCAATCAAGCACACCAATACCATATCAACTTCAATATCCTGATCAAATGCAAGCGATCATGAATAACCCAAGACAAGCACCGCAACCATTCGGCACAATTTCAATGGGCGGCGCATCACAAATCAATGACGCTCAACACGTAGATCAAATAAGCAAGTACTTGCAATTCATGAAAGAACTTACTGGACGCGCTAAGGGCGGATCAATACACATGGGTGCAGGCGGTTCATTAGCTGAAGCTATTGTTAAAGGCGTAGAAGAATCAGCAGGTAAAGCAGTTGCACCAAAAGTTAATCGTATAGACATGCACTTTAAAGATGTAACTAAACGCGTGCCTGAATTATCAAAAGGATTCCAGCAATTAACTACTGGAGAAATAACACCAGCAGGTTATGAAGCTCTTGTGAATCAATACAAGCCAGTAACACCATTTAGCTTTGTACCAAAACCAGCAACACCAGAAGAAGCTATTGGTGCGCTAAAAGAAAATCAAAAAGGTTTATACGGCGTTCCTTCACAAATACTACAAGAAGGCCATCCAGTAGGATTACGTTTAGACATTCCTGCATACACTAACAAAGGCGTATGGGTTCCAACTATACACGAACAAATATCTGGTCACGGCGCTGGCCCACTCATCGGACATGAAAGCGTAGCTCACGTTACTGATCCAACATTCGGCATGTCACAAAAGGCAGCCGCATCAATCGCTGGTGGCAATCCTAAAGGCACGATAGCAACTATCAAAGGCAACTGGAAGCCAACCACGCCAGATGAAACTGTAGCAAAAGCCACAGAGATTATGAATGATCCTGAGTGGATACAAGTTGGTATGGATCCAGAGCGTCACTCTCATTTTTATGATAGAGCAACAATGGAACCAGTAGTCGCTGGCAAAGAAGCAATACAAGTTGGCCCAGCAGTATTCGTAAAGAATCCAACATACGGAAAAAAAGAAGACTTCTTATACAAAGATGGTGGCCGCGCTTATGCACAAGGCGGTGGCGTACATATGGCTGATGGCGGATCTAACATGCAACAAAATGCTGTTGATCCTATTACTGCTTACTTTATGCAAAACATTAATCCAACTAATTTGGATATGATGCCATCACCTAGCTCATCATACATTCCACAAAAAATTACACCAAGCCCAAGCCAAGCAACGTTTAACAAAGTATCAGGCATTAGTCCAGTTACAAACATTATTAAAGAAGTTACAGGCGGTATACAAAATGGCGTGCAAAATCAGTTGCCAACAGATATACAGAATGCTTATAAAAACGGACCACAATCAATTAGTGACATAGGCATACGTGCAGCTAATTCACTTGCTGGATTCCCAATGGATATTGCTAATAGCTTAGGTTATGGCAATCCATCATCACCATACAACAACAATGTAGTTCCAAGTCAATCACAACTTAACTACAATATGCCTGCAAAAAAACCAGCTCCATTAACTACAGAAGCGTTTAATGAAGCAACCATGCCGTTACAGTCAGGCAATAGCTATCCTGCATTAGAAACTGCCGCAGCATCTATTGGACCTGGCATAGCAGAAGATGTTGGATCTATTGGTAAGACAGCAGTAAAAAAAGGCGCTAACTTCCTTGGCCAAGAACTTGTAAACGCTAAAGGCGCTAACCGTAACCTTATCGGTAAATACTTAAACGCTATCGATCCTGAGTTAAACATTATCAAGCCACAAGGCGGCATGTTAGTTAGCGGAGAGACAGAATTAGAAAGAGAACTTCGTCATATAAAGAAAGATGAAGGTGTGGTTGGAAGATATGTAGAGCCAGAAAATATGATTAATGTTAATGACAGTTTAAAAGATAAGCGTGCAGTTGCATTAAACAATTGGATTGATACCAAAGTTAAAAAATATATTCGCAATCAAGCTGGCACAGAAAACGATCCAATATTTAAAGCTATTGAATCAGGCGTTCAATATAACTTTGATCCTGCTATGGGTGATACTAAGTACATGACACAAGTTAAAAGAGCTAAAGCTGGATTTCCTGAAGA